TCCGCTTCATGGATTAACAAACTGAATGAATCAGATAGTCGCCTGCACAAGGAAGATGTTATTAAACAAGCATTAGAGGCAAGTGTCCTCGGTAGCACAAATGCTCAGATTTTTCTGGGTCTGACTAAGGCTTGTTACAATCCCTACGTTACATTTGGTGTACGTAAAGTCCCTGACACTGTAGGCATTATTGATGCTGAAAATCCTTGGAGTGATTTTAATACATTGCTTACACTATTGTCACACCGTGATTTGTCAGGCAATGCCGCACTTGATGCTATTAACGAAATGAGTGAACGTTTTGATAGTAACGAATGGAATACATTCTGTGCCCCTATCATTCGTAGGGATTTACGTGCTGGAGTATCTGAAAAAACAATCAATAAAATCTGTAAAAAAACAGAATACGAGATTCCTGTATTTGGTTGTCAACTAGCAACTAATAGTGAAGGTCGTCCTGAGATGAAGGGCACTAAACGTTTAGAGCCTAAGTTAGATGGTGTGCGTGTATTGATGTTTGTAATACCCGGAGCAAGTGAGGGTGTAACTACAGTTTGCTACAGCCGTAATGGCAAAGTGTTTGATAACTTTACACACATTGAAGAACAGGTGCGTAATAACTGGCTTAAGATTGCTAGAGGACATCAGAATGCATTGATTAACGGATTTGTGTTAGATGGTGAAGTGATTGGTAACACGTTCCAAGAACTAATGCGTCAAGCACGCCGTAAGACTGATGTACAAGCCGATGATAGTGTATTCAATATCTTTGACATTATTCCATTAAGTGATTTCCGTGAAGGACATTGGAATGCTCAACTACGTAAACGTATTGCTATACTTGAACACATTCGCCACGTAGTTGACACTATGCCTAACGTTGAACTCTTGCCACATATCATGGTTGACTTAGATACAGCCGCAGGTAAGGATCAACTTGAACGTTATGCTAAAGACAATGTGAACGCAGGGTTCGAAGGCATTATGATTAAAGAATTAGAAGCTCCATATATCTGTAAGCGTAGTACTGACTGGATGAAATGGAAGCCAACGTTAACTGTAGATTTGGAGGTCGTAGGTGTTGAAGAAGGTACTGGTAGAAATTTGGGAAGACTTGGAGCATTGGTTTGTCATGGAGTTGACGACGGGAAAGAAATTACAGTCAATGTGGGTAGTGGCTTTAGTGATGCTGATAGAGATGACTATTACACTAACCGTAATTTGGTCATTGGTCGTACTGCTGAAGTCTTATGTGATGTGATTACACAGAACCAAGATGGTACTTACAGTTTGCGCTTTCCTCGCTTTGTTCGTTTTAGGGATGACAAATGAACGAACGAATTAAAGAACTTGCCGAACAGGCTGATATGAAATTATGGTTTATTGGCGACGGATTGTCGTCTAATGCAATAATCGGTGATAAGAATATTGAAAAGTTCGCCGAGTTGATTGTCAAGGAATGCATTGATAAGATTGAAACATATCGTATTCCTGTAGGTAATAGTTCCTCCGGCGAGTTGGCTTGCGAATGGACCTATGATGCGTTGAAAGAGATTAGGGACGAGATTAAAGAACATTTCGGAGTTGAAGAATGACATTCAATGATTGGATTTATTTTATTAGTGGTATAATTTGGGGAGGATGGATGGTTCGTCCTCTAGTAGATACAGTAGTAGATATAGTTAAGAAAATTTACCAGAACGCTAAGGAGGCACAAAATGGTAACAATAGTTAAACACGAATGGCATCAACACGATAGACAATATGCTATTGAAATTGATGAAGCACTATTAAGTGAAATCTATCCTGACAAAGAAGAAGATGAGATTAAAGTAATACTAGATGGTATTGCTGATGGCACATATGATTATGAAGATGTTATTAATGATGCCTATGAGAATGATGTAGAAATTGACTGGGAATTTCAATACGATGACTGCTGGACTGACCGCAAAGGTGGTTACGATGTTACATACGAATTAGGTGATGAGGATAGTTGGCATAGTGACCCTCCTCCACCGGAGCCTACACACAAGTGCACCAAGTGTAAATGGACTGGTCAGAGTTATGATGCTGAATGGGTGTGGCCCGATGAAGATGCGCCCGGCAAACGTGAAGCTAAGAAAGTCTGTCCTTACTGTGAGAGTGATGTTGAACTAACAGAAGCCGGTGTCATAGCAGAAAAAGAAAGTGCAGAACGTACAGCACGATGGGCTAAAGAAGCGGCTGATGCTGAGGAAGCTGTTCCTTGTTTCAGTTGTGGTGCTATGCATAAAGAAAGTGAATTACCTGAAATCAAAGAAAGTGGTTACTACTGTCCCGATTGTAATGAAGGATGGGTAATGATGGATAGTCGTGAAGAAGAACCAGTTGATGAAGTTGAGTTAGAAGAGGCACTGGAAGAACTTAAACGTGAGTTTGAAGAACTTACTGCTGTTGCCGATGATTCATTAAAAGAAAGTTATCCTGAAGATATATATACAATTCGTGTGTGGGGTCGTACACGTGAGATTGGTGTACATAAGATTAAGAAAGCACAATACGATTACTGGAGTGATGAAGAACACGAAGATGATTTGAGTGATGCTCTTAATGAAAGCTATGACTATGATGAAAATGAAACTCCTAAAGCGGCACGATTTGATTTGCCTTATTACGAGTATCAAGGTAAACATTCATTTTGGGGCTTTGACCAAGACGACACTCATATGACTATTGAGAACAGTGAAGGTGAAACAATCTATGACGGTGACATAGAATCATTCTTTAGTGAAGCACACGGTGAAGAAGATAGTCGTTATGATTGTGCTGAAGAATTAGAAGAACTCTATCCAGAGTATCTAGGTAAAGGTTACTGGTTGATGTGGACACAAGGTGGCAAAGGCTCTTGTATTCAAACAACTATTGAAGGTGTATTTGAACCTAAGAAACTTAAAGTATTCAATTGGGATATTCAAGGCACAAGTGTTGTTACACGATTAGTATATGATGGTAACGAACTTGATGATGAGGGCATGGATAGTGAACATGATAACTGGCGTGGACAGTGGGCACAGTTTGATGTGTACCATAATACAAAATGAACGCACATACATTAGTAGGACAATCTTATGTATTTGAAGATGGTAACAAGATTGAAGTAATACAAGTAAAAAAGACTGATGAGAATCGAGGTGATTACTTAGTTACATATCATGTGACTCATGGTCCTAGTATACCTCAAAAACTTGTTTTACCTGTAGCTGAATTTCTTAGTTATTATAGTCACTTATTTGACGTAACATTAGACTAAATATTAGATGCGCCTTAAATTTTTATCATTTTCAAATCTCACACTATTAGTAGCACTATCATTAAGTTCAGTAGCTGCCTGGTATAGTATCATTGGCTTAACCGCTATCTTTGCAGGTGCGGTTATTCCTGTTATCATCATGGGTGGTATTTAACTAGCATGGGTATATTTGGCTTCTTAAGTAAAGCACACATGGAACATGGCATCAGTACTGGTGATAGTCAAGCCAAGTTATCATTGTATGATGAGAAGATTAAAACACAAAGAGATAACATTGAGTTGGCCCGTAAAGCATTAACTCAAATGGATAATCAAGTTGACCAACGTTTAAGCAGAGGTGATAGTGAAAATAGTGCTGAACGTGCGGTGCAGATTCGTAGACAACAAGCAGGTGAACGTACTAAACTACAAAAAGAAATCGGTGATGCTCAAAAAGAAATTGCTAAACTAAATGAAGAACGAGCACCTATTGCGGCTGATAATCGTAAGATAGAAGCTGAAGTGGGTCCTATCAAGTATATTGCCGCATTGATTTATGGTGACAATGCTGATAACAATATGTTAGAGGCAGCGGTACGCTGGGTTATTATCTTATTGGTTATTGTATTTGATCCATTAGCTATCGCATTAGTGTTAGCTGCCAATGCAAGTAGAGATTGGGATAAAGAAAAAGATGAGGAGGGTGACAGCCCTCTAGGGAATGAAACACCATCGACTCCCGCTGTCACAGAACCTGAATATGAACCGGATGACGGACCATTAACTGATGACCAAATTAAACAGATTACTGCAATGGCGGGAACTCCTAAACATCCTATTAATTGTTATATGTGTGGGACTGAGTTGATGGATGCACCTGGCATAGGTCTTTTCTGTCCAAATAAATCATGTGATGTTAAGGATGGTCCTTTTGAAGAACCAGAAGAAAAACCAAAATCCTTACTAGAACAACATCCTTACTTAAGTAAGCCATTTGTTAGTTTTGACGTTAAGCCAATGGTTTCTACTAAAGAAAAATCAGTTGAAGAAACTATTACGAAAGTGATGGTTAAATCTGATGAAAAACCATATACTGAATTAGAAGGTGGTTATGTAATGTTTGAAGATAAACATTACCAAAAGGATGCATTAAAGAGTTTGCGTCCAGATATCTTTATGGTAACTGCTGATAGTCAACGTACAATTAGTACTAATTTTGGAATAAAATTCCCGGATGATGCTAATAAAGGTGATGTATTTGTACGTGTAGATTCATTACCAAACCGTGTTTATAAATATGACGGTCGTAAATGGATTGAGGTACAAAAGGACCAATCAGATACCTATTTATACAACCAAAAATATATCAAATATTTGGTTGAAAAAATAGAAAAGGGCGAATACGACCTTGATTTGTTGTCCGATTCTGAAAAAGAACAGATAGAATTGTTCCTAAAGAACCAAAAATAATTGACAATAATTGGATATTGTGTTACTATATACATATCTTAAACTTATTGGGAATTGAAATGACTTTTAAATTGTTAGCTTTAGTAACTGCTCTTTCATTAGTGGGCTGTTCAAGTATGAAACGTGGTGAAGGCGAATTTGAACAGATTCGTAATCAAAAACTATCCACATCATTTAAACAAGATACAATCCGTATTGAAACTGATTGTGCTTGGTATACATTAGATAAATCAAATTGTGATATTATAAGTATTGAATCAGTTGGTACAGCTAGTTCTAATGGTAATAGTGAGAATAATCGCCGAACAGCATTAATTCGTGCAGGTGATCGTGCCCGTGCAAATGTTCGTCATTTTATTCAGGAAGATGTTTCTAGCACCCGTGTACAAAATACACTTGCTAAGAACATTGAAAAAGCAAGTGACCGAATGAAATCTCGAACAACAACTGGTGAAGTTGTTGCAATGAGTGACACTGATGCTGAAAAGGATACAAATCATTCGGTACGTGAAAACAGCAATGATACTGCTTATCAATTAAATGAGACCATTCGTGTTAATGCTCAGGGTATTTTGCGTGGGTTTAAAGTAATTAAACAAGAAGTAGTTGGACCACAAGAAGTTGCAGTAACAATTCGTTGGGACAAAGAATCCGAAAAAGTTTCAAATCAATTGCGTAAAAAATTCGGTAATTAATTATGCGTATACTGTTGCTAACGGTATGTTTTATACTTACCGCATGTGCCTCTACTCCTAAATTTGATAATTACATTCGTACTACCGGTATAGGTCATACCTACGAAGAAGCAAAAAACAATGCGTTTAAAGAAGCAATTGAATACCAAGTTGGTGTAGTGATTGCTAGTGAACGTGAATCATACAACGAAAAACTTGTTAAGAATGAAATCCTAGCGTATAGTTCAGCCTTTGTTGATGAATATAAAATTATCTCACAACAAAATATCGGTAATAAGGTTCAGTTGGTAATAGATGTTAAGTTATCTTTACTTAGATTAAGTGATAGGATCCTATCTAAGGGTAAGGATAGCAAAAACCTTGACGGTGCTAAACATAACAATCAATATAAATCATTCTTAGAAAATAAACAAAATGGTGATAGGATTCTTGCTAGTGTATTGAATGATTATCCGAGACGGGCATATGATATACAACAACGTGATTATGTTGTCAAGTTAGATGCCTATAGGAATTTAATATTAACTATTCCCTACACATTGACATGGAATCCAAATTATGTTGCATCATTCCATGATGCTATAAAGATAGTAGCAGACGGAAAACCATCACTTTGGTCAGCAGAAAAAGGATTTGCACAACAATATTCCGGTACTGTAAGAATAGGATCTGAGAAATATTATTTTAATGAATTTATTATTACTGAAAAAATATTAGATGCTATGATGGATTGGAATGAAGTTAGCATTAATATGGAAATTAAAGATTTGCACAATAAAACACAATATAGTGAATGTTTTAAACCTAACCAATTGCATAAAAATGTAGGTGGTTACTATAATATTAATTATATAAAAACAAATAATATTGGTATCAATACAAAAGCAGGTGAGCTAGGTAAAATTGAAATGAAAATTCAAAATAATAGTAAATTGGCAAACACCCTGCACAATTCATCTAAAATTGAATTGTCAGTCGTACCTAAAAAAGTATGCGTAAAAAATAATTAAGATAAGTATTAATATGTCAACAGAAATAAAATTAAGCCATTGTTCATTCTGCGGTAATCATAAAGACGTAGTAAACAAACTCATTGTAGGGGAAGATGTAGCCATCTGTAGTGATTGCATTGAGTTATGTACTCAATTAATGCATGATGATAAAAACCCCGAAGAAGAAAAGATTGAAAAAAATGATATTAGATTTGATCCCGAAACTATTAAAGAATTTCTAGACCAACATATCATTGGTCAAATGAATGCTAAAATGGTTCTTAGTGTAGCTATTGCTAATCACTATAAACGTATTAACAATCCTCCTAAAGATTTAGAGATCCAAAAGGGTAATGTATTATTAATTGGTCCTACTGGATCTGGTAAAACACTATTAGCAAAAACTGTAGCCAAATATTTAGAAGTTCCCTTTATTGTTGCTGATGCTACAAGTTTGACTGAAGCAGGTTATGTAGGTGATGATGTTGAATCAATGATTACAATGTTGTTAAACGCAGCCGGTGGTGATGTTAAACTAGCAGAGCGTGGTATTGTGTTTGTTGATGAGATTGACAAGATTGCCCGTAAAAGTGAGGGTGCAAGTATTACACGTGATGTATCAGGTGAAGGTGTTCAACAAGCATTATTAAAGATGGTTGAAGGAACTACTTGTCGTATTCCAGCTGGGGGCGGACGTAAACATCCCGGTGGTGATATGTTAGAGATTAACACAAAGAATATATTATTCATTGCCGGTGGTGCTTTTGTTGGTTTGAAAGATATTGTAAACAATCGTTTAAATGGTACTAGTATTGGCTTTGGGGCTGATATCAAAGATGCACGTAAAGAGGGTGATTTGTCTATGGTTACCCCTGACGATCTTACACGATTTGGGATGATACCTGAATTCATTGGGCGTTTTACTACTACAGTTAGTGTAGAGAATTTGACTAAAGAAGAAATGATACAAGTATTAACTGAAGTTAAAAACAACTATATTGACCAATATAAGTATTTGCTTAGTTTAGATGATATTGAATTGGATTTTACAGAAGGTGCTATTTCACAATTAGCTGAAAATACGATGAAATTAAAGACTGGTGCACGTGGTTTACATACTGAAATTGAGAAGGTTTTAATGCCTCATATGTATAACACTAAGAAATACCGTGAAAATAACATTAAAAAGATAAATATTAATCAGGAGCAAATTTTACAACCAAAAGCCGCAATATGATTAGAGGACGCAAAGTTTTAGTTAACGATGGTAATGCTGAAAAAGCATTACGTAAATTCAAAAAGATGATAACGGATTACGGGACCTTGCAAGAGGTACGTGATCGCCAAGAGTTTGTGAAGCCAACAGTGAAACGTAAACTAGCGAAAAGTCAGGCTAAAAGACGTTGGGACAAGTTTTTACGTGACCAAAGTCTCCCTAAAAAGTTGTATTAATTGATCCTAAATAATAGAATTTTTTGCGTATTTTTAGTAGAATAAATACGTATTCAGATGCCGATGGTCGGGTCTGAAAATAGTCATAACTTGCTTAATAGGAGAAATAAAATGACAAAAACTTTAACCCTTCGTTCCTTAGACATTCCCTCAATTCATAAATTTGGTATCGGTTTCGATAACATGTTTGACGATTTAATGAGAATGAATGCTCAACAGGGACAATCAAACTATCCCCCGTATAATGTAGTCAAGCTAACAGAAGATACCTTCAATATTGAAATAGCCTGTGCTGGATTTGCTGAGGGTGAAATCAGTATCAAGTTAGATAATCGTGTACTAACTATTACGGGAAACAAAGCAGTAGAAGATACTGCGATGGAATACTTACACAAAGGTATTAGCGACCGTGGATTTATACGTGAATTTACTATTGCTGACCACGTAGAAGTAGTAGGGGCAATAATGAAAGATGGTATTTTAACTATCAATCTGGAAAGAATTATTCCCGAAGAAAAGAAACCGAAAACTATTGCTATTAGTTACACTAAATAATATAATAGAAGTTCGTTAACAAATAGTGTGCGGCGGGTGTCGCACACTTAACTTATCAAAAAAACTATGTCTAAAACAGAAACAAAAATCAAAATCAAGCCTAATTTGAACTTAACAGAACCTCCATTGTTCAAAATCATTTATTTAAATGATGATGTTACAAGTATGGAATTTGTTGTAGGTAGTTTAATTGAATATTTTAATTATACCGATGATACGGCTGCAAATATTACTGAAAACATTCATGCTCAAGGTAGTGCAGTAGTAGCAATTTTGCCTTATGAAATTGCTGAACAAAAGGGTATTGAAGTAACGGTTTCTGCAAGAAGTCAGGGCTTTCCTCTACAAGTTAAAGTAGAAGCAGAAGCTAGCTAAATCTCTACTCTTTTAGCCCAATAGGGTTTTCTTTTATAATAACTGTTGTTTATATAATTGATATTGCCATGCACTATATCAACAGTTTTATCATAATTTCCATATACCCAATTAGTAACTTTGCCTTCAGAGTCTTTAATTAAAGCTAATTTTAAAGGAGGTACGGTATGTATATCATCAGGTTCTTCACCAAAGAATAATTCTTGACCGGGAACTGAATGACTTACAATTACAATTTTTTTAACATCTAAATGTAATTGCAATTTTTCTATAGTACTACCTAAATAACCTATATCTTCATATCTTTCAACATCCAGCTCTTCGGCATTTATTGGAAGATCCTCAAAACTAGATTTATACCATCCGTTTGTTCCTACTATAGCTATTCCATCTAAGATAACTACATGATTATGTAAGTATATTACATTTTTTATAGTCTTGCTAATTTTAAAAAGTTCAGTAGTACGAACTGATATACTAGATGATTTTTCATATTCTAATGAACCTGCGGTATAGAAGATACCTTGATAAAAGCGTGATAAATGTAATAGGGTTTGATGTATAGTACGTAAATCATTACTGATATTACCTGCTATAATACAATAGAGACTTGTTGCTTTACCTTCCCAGTTGAAATTTTCATCTGGGGTAAGATTCAAATCACTGATTACATCAAACCCTATTTTCATTAATCAACTAGTAGTTATTTTGCTACTTTAATTTTTGGCTTTGCTGGTGCAGCCGCTTTTGGCATTGCTGGTGTTTTAGCAGTTGTAGCCGCTTTCGGCTTTGCTGGTGCTCGTGGCTTAGCGGGTGCTTTTGGCTTTGGTGTAGCTTTAGCTGGTGCAGTTGATTCTACAACCAATGGAATTGGTGTAGTAGCTGCCGGTTCCGGTACTTTGTACGGTGCAGTTACATTGGCCGGTGCAGCCTCGACTGGTTTAGCTGAAAAGCCAAATAAACGCTTGATAAAGTCTATCATTTCTATCTCCTAAACATATATTTACTCTAGGATAATAAATCGGTTATTTTTCCTAATATATTGCTACATTGCATAGCTCTGTTACAATAAATACACTATGACAAAAAGATCCGAACTTTCCAAACTAATGCGTGAACCGCTACCAAGTATCGGTTACCAAAAACGTCTAAGCTACCGAACTAACAAAGCTGAAGTAGTTGAACTATATAAACTAATCAATCAGGCATGCTTTAACAATAAGTTGAACATGCCTGAATTTGAGGTTACGGCCCGCTGTAGGAAATACTGGGGTATGTGCTACGCTAGTTATGATATAGTCAAATATCGCAAAACCTATTGCAAAATCCGTCTAATGGACAAGTGGTTCTGTAAACAATGGTTAATCACTACGTTAGCACATGAAATGGTACATCAATATCAATGGGATATTGACGGAGCTAAACGTGAGCGTGAAGGTAAAGAAAGATTAATGAGTCATGGTCCTAGCTTCTATGCCCATAGAGAAAGATTAGCTAAACACGGGATATCATTAAAAGTAGGTCATGGACAAAAGCGTTGGCTTAAACATCAAACTTTTGCTAAATGTTAATTACTTAATATTTGGATTATCTACTACGTTACCGTTAACGTCAACAAGAATAACATCTTTTGTGCCCTTCTTACCGATAGCACGATTTAACACAGACGCCATCGGTCTGATACCACGAATGCCTAATGCAGTACTCATTCGTCCACCGGAATTACGCAATAACCAAACCATCATGTGACTTGTAGGGATATCTTCTTTACGTGTAATAACAGCATGACATTCAATACTGATGTTGTTTTCTACTTGGTTATAATGTTTAGGTTCAAAGTCTTGTATAACAATGCCACCTGCAGGACTAATATCACTACCAAAAATAGCATTCATTGCTTCTTCTTCTGTTGGCTCAACCACAATCTCTTTACTTAAATAAGTACTTTTTCCATCTGGTTGTGGAATAAGTTTAACTACTTTTTCTTTAACTAACTTGTCAATAATCTCTCTTGCTTTAGCACCAAACAAACTATCCGCTGATTCCCATGATTCAGCATTTAATTTTTTGATTGATACAGGTAATCTATTTTTACTACTTGCTAATACAATATCAGCTTTCTTACGTTCAGCAACGTCAGATCCTGTAGGATATACTTGGTCAACATTTTTAATTGTTAATTTTTTACCACGACCATCTTTAAATGTTACATTGATCATTCCAAACTTTTCAATCATACTTGCAAGATATGAGGCAATTTCGGTTTCGTTTCCTACTCCTGCACTTTTATTACCTTGTATGCCTGCATCTTTAACAATAACCTGTACTGGGCTGCCATCACCAAATACAACACCACCTATACTACTATTGCTTCTAATAGCAAATGAATGTTCAGGGTCTGCATTAGTAAAATTCTTTTTTAATATTACTAATATATTTTGTAATAATGATTCCCTAAATTTTACTTTTGCGGCTCCATCCGGAATCTGGGTTACAACTGCTAAGTCATTTCCGTTTATTTTAAAGTCCTCATATCCAGCTTTACGTAATACTTGCTCAACTTCAGCTTTGGTTACGGGTCCTGCTTCGGGAGCATTCACTACTTTCGGGGCTTTCGCTTCAACCAAAGTTCTTGTAAATTCAATATATCTCATGTATAATATCTCAAAGAGTTAATGAAGTGCTAATTATAGCACTATTATGTATTTATCGCAAAATATTTTTTAAGAAGGAAACAATATGAGCTTAGTCCCAATGGTATTAGAACAAACAAGTAAAGGTGAACGTAGTTATGACATTTACAGTCGTCTATTGCGTGACCGTGTTATTTTGCTTGAAGGTGAGGTACATGACCAAATGGCAAATCTAATCGTTGCTCAACTACTATATTTAGAAAGTGAAGATTCAGATAAGGATATCAGTCTATATGTCAACAGTCCAGGTGGCTCAGTAACAGCTGGTATGGCAATCTATGATTGTATGCAATTCATCAAACCCGATGTACAAACTATTGTAATGGGTCAGGCTTGTTCAATGGGTAGTTTGCTAGGTCAGGCTGGTGCAAAAGGTAAACGAATGATTCTTCCTAACGCACGACATATGATTCATCAACCAAGTGGTGGCGCACGTGGTCAAGCTACTGATATGGAAATTCAAGTTAAAGAGATTTTGGCTATGAAAAAATCTCTAACACAAATCTATGTTGACCACAATAGTGCAGGGAAATCATTCGAGGAACTTGCAAAGGATATGGAACGTGACTTTTTTATGAGTGCAAACGAGGCCGTAGCATATGGCCTAGCTGATAAAGTGTTGCAAAAACGCAACATGACCTAAATTTGACAATAAATGATTTTGGGTATACAATAGAATCTTAGACAGTTAACTAAAGGACAGTAAATGACTAAGAAAATTTCTATCAAAGTATTCGGTGACCCAGGACACGCTTGGGCACGTTTCCCCAAAGCACGTTTGGTTAGTCTTGGTATCGCCGACAAGATTACTCCCTACAGCTATCAAAATGGTACTAATGCTTTCCTTGAGGAAGACTGTGACCTGTCAACATTGTTGACGGCTCTTAAAGCCAAGGGTTATGAAGTAAAATTCAATGAAAGCTTTACCAATAAACAAAGCAAAATTCGTGGTTATTGCACATACCAAATTTGACAATAAATGGTTTTGGGTATATAATAGAGTCTTATTCAGTCAAAAGGAGTTAGCAATGGGTTTACGTTACGACACAGTGGGCGAGATGATTACCATGAACGAAAGCCAAAAACGTGACATTCGTATGTATGGATGCACCGAGGCTCAAATGCGTGAGGCTGTAGAACAAAGTATTACTTTTCGTCATTCAGGTCCTGCAATGATGGCCGCTAGTCTCATGTCCGATGCCCAAGAAATGATTAATACCGAGTACGGTGACATTGACTATATGCGAGCCGAAGACGCCCGTCAAGCCCTGAACCGTGCAAAATGGATACTTTTTGAGTATTGCGACAA